GCGTCGAGAGGGGAAGTAGAAGCGTCCAGGTTAAGGTGGGAGCTACAGAAGCACCCGGAGCTGCTTCAGGAAATAAAGGAGTGCAGACGTCTAGCGGCAATGAATCGCGACTGTCCGTTTGTTTTGAGCCACTTTGGTGGTAAGCGTCCCGCTAAGTCTAAAGAACACGAGTGTCAGATGACGCCAGACATGATCAGCAAACAGTTCACGGAGTGCATACGAGAGCTAGTTCGCACTGACGACCATCCAACGTTTCACGAAGTGCGCTCGCTAGCAGTGGCAAATTTAGAACGGAGCGGTGCGCCTGGAGAAGCAATCAGCAAAATTATGAGTCACACAGATGAAGCTACGACGGAGTTGTATCTCGTCGGACATGACCGAAAATTCTTTGATGTAAACTACAGTAACACCATATAGCGAAAGTTGTGCTTGTAACCTTGCCAAGGTAGCAGGTACACAAACTGCTCTGAAAGCTAGGCGCAGCAGGGGGTTTCTGTTTTGTTTTTGTTGTTTGTGTACGGTACACAGAGGGTACACACTTTTTTTGCTGTTTGTGAATCTGTGTAAAACTACAGCAACGTACTATAATTGCGGGAATAGCTCAGTTGGTAGAGCGCCACCTTGCCAAGGTGGAGGTCGCGAGTTCGAATCTCGTTTCCCGCTCCAATCAATCGACTAGCTTTAGATGCGCCTTCACACTGCTGATAATATAACGGGGAATTTTCTTCCGACCAGCCTTCCAACTTGCGTATGATCCGGTGTAATCAACAGCCAACAACCTGGCACATTTAAGAGGGCCACCGGCCTGATCTTCTAGCGTTTGTAATAGCTCTTTGTCTTCTTTCATTTTAAATTCCCACAGGCCGGTATTCGTCAAACAACACAGAAGCGATGGCCGCATGCTCGACGCAGTTCTCTTTGAAATAACGTCTAGCTTTGGATATTTCTTCTGCCTGTTTTCGACCCCGCTCCCAATATTTAGAGTCTTCTGAATACTGATACGACCAGTCGTGATCTTGCAACATAATCACAAATTGTTTGAGTGTGTACTTCATAACTACCTCCAATAGAATAGAGATATCATACTATAGGGTAATGCTATATACCACGTTACTATATTACTTTTGCGTCTCGAAGTAACAAAGTCAACGCGCTATATGAGATACCGTTTTGATCAGCGATGTTCTGCCTTGTCCACTGGCCTGTTTTATACTTAGCGTTAAAATCTTTCAGCACATTCTCGACTAATTCTTCGCGAGTATCGAAGTCACCAGTTGCCATCGGTCGACCGCTTGGATTTAGACTAACAGTTTCCAGGGCTTGTTCTGCCTGTTGACGCTCCTGCGCCTTACCAGGTGAATGACAAGCCTCGCAGTGATAGCCGTCCCGGTACTCGATGCTTCCGTCTGTGTGTTGAATTTCAAAGTCGCCTTTTATTCTATTCACAGACCGACCGAAGCCGGGAGCCGTTGGATATGAACAGCGGACGCAAGGATGGGGATGTTGTAAGTACTTGTTCAAGTTCTGCACTCTTAGTTTTTAATGATTTAACCAAATAAGTCTAAATTCTTCTCAACGCCTTTTGAGTTAGTGTATCTACTCGCACTTGCGTGTGACTCAATTCTTCCCATCAGTACTAACGCCTTTTCTTTTTTTGACACAGGTTCATACGGCCCTGCCCATCTGTCTAACCCGCAGTTCCGAGCCGCATTTGTGCTGTCTGCGCTTTTTAGAGGTAGGTGACTAAAAATGGTTGGATCAAGCATTCTTAGGCCATGTATAGGCTTTATTGGTCGGCCTAAATCGTCTGTCATAATCTGCATGGCTTCATCGATTCTTATCCACCAATCACTAGTCCCTATGGTTGAAAACTCACCAGACGAACCAAGAGCGATGCCTTTGAAATCTCTAACAAAACCCTCCAAAACCTCTAAAGGTTCGTGCATATGCCAGACAGGGTAGCCTCGGCTCCACATGTCATCCGTACACAGCTTGCTCCAGGACGCCCTCATTCTCGCATTGTCATCGTAGTCTCCATCGATAACGTCGGGCATGATGTAAAAATCGTGACCAGGATGCCTATACCAGGTTTGAACCCACTGGGCATACCCTTCTATGTCGAACTTTGAACCAGATTTCCACGCGCTGTAAGCGCCGTTGTCTAGAGCAAATGATTGCGCTAACTCAGCTACCATAGCCATATGCGACCTGTTAGCAAATGACACAAAACAGTGCTTTGCAGATAAAGCTGTGTTAGAACTAGCGCCACCAGAAAATGGCGTTCCATGATAGTGAATCATCGGGCACCTAAATATTTATGGAGCTGTATTTGAAATCTTACAGGCAGATTATCGTTAACTATCCAGTCAGCGAGACTCGTCGGTTCCAGTTCATCAGCACTTGGTGAAAACAGCACTTCATCCACACGCTGGTCTAAATTATATTCCCGCAATTTAAACACCGACCAGTTATAGTCTTCGCGGTCGCAGATCACGAATTTAATCTGGTCTTTCGGCTTCAGTAGTGGAATATTAGCGTACAAATTCCGACTGACTTCCTTTGAACCCGGGGTTTTGAGATCCATCACAATAGAAACACGCTCATCGACCAGGCTAATATCCAATGCACCGCTCGTTTCCAGTGAAACGTTTAAGCCTTGATTACATAGGTGCGTCAGTAAAGTTGTACACTCGGGTTGAGCTAGAGGTTCACCACCAGTGACCGTGATATAACGCGGATTATAGGACTTCACCTCAGATAAAATATCATCCAGGGTTCGTTGCTCACCACCGCTGAAGGCATAGCTAGTATCACAATATTCACAGCGTAAAGGGCACCCCGTGAGCCGAACAAAAACGGTGGGTCGTCCAGCGGATTTACTTTCACCCTGAAGTGAATTAAAGATTTCTGTGATTTTAATTGTATTCATCGAAATTGCGGTTTAAAAAAAAGATGATAACAAATACAGTGTAAACATGTATAGGTAATTACTATAGTTTTTGGGCTAGCCTAAAATGTACAGAATCAAAAAGATCATGAGAGGCACAGTGACGAGAGAAATACCAAAAACAACAAAAACCTCGACCAACTCTTTTTTTAGTTTTTTTTTACGCTTCATCTCTACTTCTAGTCGAGCTTGTTCAGCTTTCCTAGCGGCGACCATGTTCTCAATCATTTCTGTATAAAGATGCCCGTTACCGCTTAACACGAACAGGTCTTTAATCTGCTGCATGTGATCCTGTAGTTCTTTTTTTGCCAGGGTAGCTTTAAGAGCTTCTTCAGGACTGAGGGTGCCCGAGTTTTGGAGTTTTGTGATCTGGACTTCGGAGGAACCGAGCTTTTGAATCATCCCGGCGATTGAGCTTAAATCTTGACCTGCTTCAGCGCATTTTTTGATGGTTGCTGTTGCTGTGTTGATACCAGCGATAAGGGCCGTAAGTTCTAAAAACATATTAGCCCTCCTTAATTAATAGACTCAACCTTTTTGCTCGTTGCCCAACTTGTTTAGCCCACTTGCTCGCCAGCATCTGGACACTTGCCTCGTCCATATCGCCGTCTTGCAGCGCTTGCTTAAACTTCTTGAATTTCTTTAAAGTCGGCAGGCCCAAATTGAACGCCATATTGATTAGACACGCCTGACGCACGTCGCTCAGTTCGTTCCAGGTTACTTCGCCTACAAATTTCTTAGCGTCTAGCATTGCGACCTGGGTATCGCTTTGTAGCATCTGTTCAGCCTCAAGCGCCGAGATACCGTTGTCTTCTAGGTTTCGACCGTAGCCGATAGTCACTTTGTTGGCTGTACATGTGTAGGGATAAAGACGTAAGCCCTCGTCATGTTTAAGTTGTTCGATTGCTATTTGTTTGCTTTTTACCATCTCTCAATCACATCCAAGCTGTAGCGAATGAATCCGTCGCCACCGTACTCAATCGTCGGGGTGTCGGTATTTAGCGAACACTTTAGCGTTGGAGTATATGTGCCTGATTGACTAAGAGTCACCGCTCCGGTATCACGGGCTGGAGGATCGACAATAGGCGTCGAGCTATTTAAGCCGAGATACTGAAGCAACTGATTGTTTAAAGTGGCGCTATTGCGATTATAGTATTCCCCAATTTTAAACGCCGTATCAGTGTAGTTACTATCTGCGCGCAACAACGGCCAGCGCATTGCAAAAATAGTGTTTCGACCGTCGATAAGCCGGAAAAAGCTAGCGAATTCACCGTACTGACTTTTGTGCATTGGCGGAAACTTGAATGTAGCTTCAATGCGAACACCACCAATCGAGCGGGATTGTCTACGCATACTGCGCGAGTCAGACACTAACGTTCTCCGAGGGTGGCGTATCTCGATACTTTCTGGTTCTATCGTCGTCGGGAAAAGCTGATAAGGGCCATCGCCGTTTTGAAAAGTGTATGTAGTCATGGCTTATCCTATAAACGTCATAATGAAAAAAGCCCCTTCCGGGGCTCTTAGTTAGTGTCCAAGTTCAGGCGTCCCCGAATCAGGATCAATCGGGTGTTCGCCGGGAAGAACGCCGTTGTCTTCTTCAGCGTTTTGAGTCTGTTCGAGTTGTAGTTTTAGATAACCCACTTGAGCTTGTAGATTAGCTATTTGAAGCGCCTGGTTGGCGTTTGTTTTAGCTAAGTTATCAATCGTTTGGTTGACCATATATTGATCAACAGTCATTTCTTGCTGCTCAGACATATTTCCTCCTTACAGGTTTTGTCTATATAGCATTATACTATATTTAATAGACAGATTAGTAATGTAATAACATTACTTTAGAGCCCGCTTGTCTCAAACAGTGCCGAAGGCACTACGTTAAGCCCAGGGTGTTCCAGCCGCAGTAACCGGAGTAATCTGCGCGTCAATATTTGCTTGCAAGTTAGTCTCCACTTCAGACTTTTCTACGCCGTTAGCAAACACCCAATTTTTCACCATCTCTTCGGTCACATCCGCGTAAGGCGTGTAATCCGATGCAGTGGGGTCAGGTGTAAATGATACGGTGCCGTAGTTTGATGCGCTGTAGTTGACCGCATCATCTCCGGTGCCTTCCTGTGTCGCGGTGCAATTCCAATGGGCGATCACTATTGCCCCGTTCATGTCCTCGGGTAATAAATCCCGCTCAAGTTGTAATATTTGCCAGTTGAATGTTGCCATTTTTTA